GCCAGCTCCACATTCCCGCGAAATTAGTCGTTTTTTTTGCGCGTTAGTGTATCCTCTAACTAACAAACCAAAGGAGAAACAATGTCCCAGATCGCTAAAGACCTAGAGCCTCTAATCCAACCGATTAGCAAACTAAAGCCCGCAAAGCATAATCCACGCAAAGGCGATGTGGATTCGATCAAGAAAAGCTACGAGCGCTTTGGTCAGCGCAAACCGATCGTTGCCGATCGCGCTACTGGCGAGATCATCGCTGGTAATCACCAGTATCTAGCTGCTAAAGAATTGGGCTGGTCAGAAATGGCAGTCGTATTCGTAGACGATGACAAAGAAACCGCGATTGCTTATGGTGTTGCGGATAACCGTATTGGTCAGCTTGGCGAATGGGACGTAGAAGAACTTGTCTTCGCATTAGATAACATTCCGCTAGAAGATGTTGGGGCAATCGGTTTCAAGGAGTCCGACATAGAAGACTTCCGCGCATTACTTGACGAGTCTCAAATGTCAATGCCAGCAGTCGCAATTATGGACGGCGGGCTACGCGATGCCGACGGCGGAACTACCGCAGTCGATTCTGAAACTAAAGTCAAGAAAGACGCAACGTACGCAGAGTTCTTAGAACGATATGCGAATAGAGCAGTCCGCGCAATTATTCTTTATTACCCGAACGACGAGTACGGTAAAATGATAGAAGACCTGAAACTTGTTGGGCAATCGCTCGGCACAAAAGACAACGCGGAAACTGTTCAGGCTCTATTACAGGAGAAATTGAAAAATGGCTAAACTTGCGGAATACGAAGTTCAACGTGTCCTTACTAAAGAACAAGCTGACGATGTAGTTGGCGTGACAGTAGAGAACAAAGAACCTAACGTAAACGAAGCAGGGATCTATCGCGACAAAGATACTGGCGAAGCTATTTTGGTTTACGCACCTTACCCCGCGCAGATTACACCGCTACGCAAGGCAGTCCTAGACACTAACTACTCAACGACCCTGCGCGCCAGCGGAACTAGAAACGTATCTCGCACTTTTGGTTTCACTACCCGATCCGCAGTTCTTCAGCGTGAGGCGTGTACGCCAACTTCGCTGGCTTGGGAATCACCAGAGGCACAGATCACCCTAAACGAAACGGCAGAAGTTCTAGGCGAATACCTACGCGAACAGCTACCAGAAGTTTTCGAGAACGATATGAAAGAACTCGAACAAGTGCTACCAGAATGGCGTATGACCGAAGACGCTCTCTGGACTTCGGGAGTTATCAACCAGTCCTCGGCTTTGCCTTACCACCGCGACGGATCTAACTTCGATACTTGGTCAGCTATGCCTGTCGTAAGACGCGGTATGGACGGCGGAAACCTACATATGCCAGAGTGGGACATTACTATCAACTGTCGCGACGGCTGGGCGCTTTGGTTCAACGGACACGCTCACGTTCACGGCGTAACCCCAATGTCACCGCGCGCAAAAGATGGCTACCGCTACTCAATCGTTTTCTACGCGAAGCGCGGAATGAAAGATTGCCACACTTACGCAGTAGAAGTTGGAGAGGCTCGCGCTCGCAGACAAGAACGTGAATACGGTATGACCGATACTTCTGTCGAAGCTGCTAAGGCGAAAATACCGAACGGAAGATCTAACGGAGATACTAGAATTATCAACGACTAGCAACAAAGCCAAAGAGAGTGGCAACAAAAGAGGGAGTTCTAAATGACGAAGGTATTTGTATTCGCGTATAACCGCTACGAAACGATGACAACTTCGATGATGCTAGAAGCTGACGGAGTAGAGCATACAGTTCTTTGTCACTTGCCTAGCGACGCGGAGAAGTTCGTCGAAGGTAGTCGCGTAGTTCCAGAGCGCCTTCTCGTCACAGGCGAACCAAAAGGCTTAGCCAACAACCGCAACTTCGCGCTAGATCTTATGGAAGAAGGCGAGTGGGCGCTGTTCCTAGTGGACGATTTACTACAATGCTACGAGCTAGACGATTACGATACCCAAGAAACCGACGAGCTACCCATTACTTTTGAGAACCAAAACCTATACCGCAGGAAGTTCAAGACCCCGATCAGCACGGCGGATCTGCTAAGGCGAGCAGAAGAAACGATACCCAAGCTAGAAGAAATGGGTTGCGCGCTATTAGGCTGGGCAGGTTTCGAGAACCCAATGTTCCGTAAGAAGCACTGGGGCGTGAACATTCTGGCTGACGGACGCGCGTGGCTAGTAAAGAAAACACACTTACGCTTCGATAGTGAGGCACAACTCATCGACGATCTTTGCTGGACCGCTAAGAACATCAAGGAGTTCGGTGTAGTCCTAGTAGATCGATGGATCTTGCCAGACGCTAGACGCTATACTGCTGGCGGTTTCGGCGGGCTGAACGAACGTATGGAACAAAAGTTGCGCGAAGCTGCTTACCTAGTAAACACATACCCCGATCTAATTGCGTATAGAAAAAAGAAGGGCTGGCCAGACGGCTCACACGTCGCTCTCCGTAATACTCTAAATCGCACTAAGAAAATAAAGTAAGGTAAAGGAATGCCAGCAGGTAGACCTTCAAAGCCTATTGAGCTAAAGAGAGCGCTGGGAAACCCAGGAAAACGAGCGCTGCCAAAGTCGCAAGACATCGTGGCGCTACCCGCTATTACCCAAACGCCCGAACCAACCAGACCTCTCGGATCTTACGGAAGACAGTTCTGGGATCGCGTCTGGCAAATGGGATCTTCTTGGATCAGCTCTAGCACCGATTACGAAACTATGCTGATGACTGCCGAGATGGTAGATGAGCGTTGGAACTTGCGCGTAAAGGTAATGACCGATGGGCAAGCGCGGGATCGTAGAGCGCTTAGGGACTTAGACCGAATGATCCAGAGCCAGTTATCGCTATTGGGGCTGACCCCTGCTGACCGATCTAGGCTGGGCGTGGCTGAAGTAAAAAAGATGAGCAAGATTGCCGAGCTAAGGTCTATGCGTAATGAGTAATTATCCACCGCGCTGGATTACGCCAGTAAAACGATTCGATTATGAAACTAGTCGTGCCGAGCAGATTATGGCGTTCGTAGAAGAATATGGATTACAGACTAAGGACACGATTGCTGGTAGGGCGGGAAATAGCTTAGTTCTACGCGACTGGCAGAAAGAACTTATTCGAGATCTATTCGCCGAAGACGAAGAAGGCAGATTACTTCATCGGACCGCACTCGTAGGAATGCCGAGGAAAAATGGCAAGAGCGCTATCGGGTCAGCATTAGCTCTCTGGTCTTTATACCTTGGCGATGATGGTGGAGAAGTTTATTCGTGTGCTGCGGAAAAGGAACAGGCGCGTATCGTATTCTCTGACGCAAAAAGAATGGTTGAGAACAACCCAGATCTTATGGAAATGACAAAGCTCTACCGAGATGCGATAGAAGTTGTTAGTACAGGATCTATCTACCGCGTATTGTCTGCTGAAGCGTTCTCTAAGGAAGGTCTATCGCCAACCTTCGTAGTGTTTGACGAGCTACACGCTACGCCTAACCGCGAACTGTTTGACGTGATGGCTTTAGGTATGGGTGCTAGGCGTGAACCGATGTTGCTCTCGATTACTACCGCTGGGGTAAAGACAGATAGTAGTGGGCAAGACTCTACTGCGTATGGGTTATACCAGTATGGTCAGCGCGTAGCGCGGGGCGAAGTCGAAGATCCATCGTTCTTTATGGCTTGGTGGGAAGCGCCAGCCGAAGCTCCGTATCAAGATCCAAAAACTTGGGCGCTTGCTAATCCTGCTTTTGGTGATCTGAACGCCGAGGAAGATTTTGTAGCTATGGCTCGGCGGACGCCCGAAGCGGAATTTAGAACTAAGCGCTGTAATCAATGGGTAAGCTCAATAAATACTTGGCTGCCAAGCGATAGCTGGTTGCCGTTAGCTAATAGCCAAGAGCTAGACCCCGAAGCTGAATACATACTAGGCTTTGATGGCTCGTTCAATCAAGACTGTACAGTCATCGTTGGGTGTCGTATCCCGAAAGACGAAGAAGAAAAACCGTATTTGTTTATGGTGAAGGCGTGGGAAAAGCAACCAAGCGATACCGACGAATGGCGCGTGGATACGCTAGACGTTGAAGCCGAGATCCTAAACTTCATTCAAAGGTATCCCAAGACGCGGGAAGTGGCGTGTGACCCGTTCCGTTGGCAAAGATCTATGGCGGTCTTACAGGAAAAGGGAGTTCCGATTGTGGAATACCCGTCTACTTCTGTTCGCCGTATGGTGCCAGCGTGTCAAAAGTTTTACGAAGCAGTAACGGAGCAAAAGGTAGAACACGACGGAGACCCTCTACTGGCGCGACACCTTAGCAACGCAGCGGTGAAGATAGATAACTACGGACCGCGTATCGTAAAAGAACACAGACACAGTTTGCGTAGGATTGACGCAGCGGTAGCTGGTATTATAGCTCTAGACAGAGCGCTTACAACACGGGAGATCGAAGAACTGCCACCAGTCCCGCAGTTCTTTATTTAGGAAAATAAAAATGGCAAGTGTTATACAGATACTCGGTGCGGTAACGATTGCGATTGGCTTCGCGATTATTTACCTTCCACTTGGCTTTAT